GAATATGATTGTGAAGGACGAATCGCATATAATTGGGCGGACGCTTATCAATATTATTAAATATGTGAAAATAGATTATTGGGTTATATGTGACACTGGCTCGAGCGATAATACGATTGAGATAATTCAGGACTTTTTTAAGTGTTTAAATATCCCAGGAGAGATTCATCGACATAAGTGGACGGATTTCTCGCATAACCGAAATCTTTCATTGGAGGCGGCATTCGGTAAAACAGACTATCTTTTTATCTTTGATGCCGACGATGAGATACACGGGTCTTTTAAACTCCCTAATGATTTAACAAAAGATAGCTATATGGTATTATTTGGCGGTGGCTATTCATATAAAAGAACGTCCATCATTAACAATCGTAAAAAATGGAAATATTTTGGCGTTTTACACGAAGTAATCATAGGAGAGGATGAAATGACCGAATCGCAGCTTATATCTGGCGATTATCATTTTGTATCAGGTAGAACTGGTCGACGAAGTATGAACCCCAATAAATATCGTGATGACGCGGTGATATTAGAGGAGGCATTTCATAATACACACGAGGTGTGGTTAAAGAATCGTTATGCGTTCTATTGCGCACAGAGCTACAAGGACGCGAAAAATCCAAAGAAGGCAATTGAATGGTATAAAAAAACACTCTCGCTGGATTGTTGGCAGCAGGAGAAATTCTACGCGACTTATATGGTAGGGGTATTAGAACAGCAATCAAATAATATATGTACCGCGATGAGCTACTACTTATTAACATTAACATACGACCCTAAAAGATGGGAGGGTCTATATTTCGCAATTCAACACTTATTAACCAGCAAACAAGATAATCTAGCTAATATATTGATATCGGGTATTGATATTACCAATACTATTAATCCTAGAGAAGGCAAAACTCTCTTTATAAATGACTCAATACACGATTATAAGATGTATATCACTATTATTATAGTGGCACACAAATATGGTAATTATGAAAAAGGTCGACAAGCACAACTGAATCTATATGATAATTTCGAATATTTACCTGAATCAATAGCCAAAAATACAATTCACAATAGTCAATTTTTTATTCCCGACGACATTACGATTCAGAATTATCTCGACAAGACATTTGGCTTTGTTCAAAAATATGTCTATAAATATATGAGAAATATATCAAGCAGCACAGATAAACTGGATAGAAATATTCTGGATACCTATATAAAAAAATACAATAATATATTTCATTTTAACGGCGACTTCAAACCATCCATATGTTCAGCTACCATAAACATCGTTCTCACGATGACCTCTTGTATGAGACCAGAGTTGTTGCGGAGAACCATTAAATCGATGACCCGCAACTGGACGGATTTCGGTATGGTGGATAAAATTATATGTGTAGACGATGGAACTGAAAAAAAGGAACTCGATAGCCTGACAAATGAATATCCGTGGATTGAATTTATCGTAAAGGGTGAATATGAAAAAGGACATCGAAGTAGTATGAACCTGATTCATAATTACGTTATAACCAGCGGGGCACGTTACTGGATACATATAGAGGACGATTGGGAATTTATTAAACCAGCTAATTATATTTCACGAGGAATAGATTGTCTTAATAAATATTCGGACCAAGGGGTAAAACAGGTGTTATTTAATAAGGGTTATGCCGAAATAATATCGGATATTACCTGGATATGTGGAACCCGTCTGGAAGACGGGTTGTTGCTACACAAACACGACGCGTCCGATTCGCCTTGTGGGTATTGGCCCCATTATAGCTTTCGCCCAGGAATAACAAGTGTGGATGTATTAGAAACACTCGGGGATTTTAATACTCCAAACTCATTTTTCGAATTGGACTATGCGAACAAATTCGCGGATGCTGGATACAAAACCGCATACTTTGATGAGATTACTTGTATACATATTGGAAAACTGGCTGGTAAACGAGGCTGTCTTATCGATAAAAATTCATATGAGTTAAATGGGGTAGACCAAGGACTAAACTATTCGCCACCCACATTACCAATCAAAGTATTAAATCTATTGCGTCGCAGTGATCGCAGAGAGAATATGAAACGAGAGATGAAAGACGCGAGATTCGATTTCAAGGATGCGGTTGATGGCCGATTGTTGCGGAGCGACGACCCGCGACTGCTTTCGTTCGTCGGAAACGACTTCAATAGCAATCCAGGCGCTATTGGTTGCGCAATTAGTCATATTGAGCTATGGAAAGAATTGATGGCAGACACGACAACCGAATACTATATTATTATGGAGGATGATATAAAATTAAAAGATTCGTGGTTTACGGACCTCTTAAAAATTAGTCGTCAATTAGAGGTTACTGATACAGTAATGCTAGGATATAGCATGTTTTCTGATGTTAGAAAAGGTGCTGAATCGTTATACCGCAATGATGAGACGCCAAATATATATGAACTAAATGTCGACCGTTATATTGGAGGATTCTTTTGTTACAGCATTAATAAAAACGCCGCACAAAAAATATTACGATCTCTAAGTGTTACAGGTATTAAACACGGAATAGATTATCTTGTAATGAAAACTATACCAGAGTTAACAAAGAAGGAGATTAGGCCTCAAATAGCATTCACCGACTGGAATGAAGGAGGAAAGTCCATTGATACGGACATTCAAAATTCTACCGAAAGTATTGTAATAGACATACCATCGCATGTTATGCCGCCAAATGTGCGCGTTAAAATCGTTGCAAATTATTGTTCATCATCGCAGGCGCGCGATGAATTTGGTGTAATGGGGAAAACTCCTTGTCAATGGAATAATATCGTGTTGGTCGCAAATGAACCATACGACTATCTTGTTATCATAAATAAACCACGTATAGACGATCCATTATTTTATAACCACGATAAAAAGAGAACAATTATATTTCAGATGGAGCCTTGGTGCGCGGGAAAGAATTGGGGTGTGAATACCTGGGGTAACTGGTCCGCCCCCAATCCCGACGAATATCTCGCAGTAATTGGTAGGGGGACACAAACATATAACAATGTATTTTGGCAGCTAGAAAAAACATACGCGGAGCTACAAGACACGCCTATTAAAACGGGTATTATATCTTCTATTTGTAGCAGCAAGTATTTTGACCCAGGGCACATAAAGAGAATTGATTTCTTAAAGTATTTGGAATCAAAATCAAACCCAGTGTTTGATGTTGACATATTTAATGTAGACAATGAACATAATTTTCGTAACTACAAGGGAGGCGTAACTCCTTTTATAAATAAATCAAATGGTATGCTACAATACAAATATTACTTCATGTGCGAGAATAATTTCGAACCAGGATTTATTACAGAAAAGCTGTGGGAACCAATTTTGTGTGAAAGTTTGGTGTTTTATTGTGGAGCACCCGATGTTAGTAGATACGTAGACCCTCTATCGTATGTAGCTATTGACCTCGATGATTTTGATAAGGCGTATGAAATAATTTCGAACGCAATAACGTCCGATTTATATAGCCAGCGTTTGCCAAATATAAAAAAAATGAAACGCAAATTACTCGATGAAATGCAATTCTTTCCGCGAATTGATAGGATAATCCGTAGTTCTCTCTAGATTTTATTGGGGTCCCCTTTCTCTTGCTTTACATTACTAGGCGAATGACGTTCTAATGTTGTATTTGCGTAACGCGTTGTTAGTTCGTCTTTGCTGCGATATTTATCAAAATAACTACTTGGCTGTGATTTTATTGAACGAGGCTTTTTCACATTAGTTTTTTTCTTAATAGTAAATCTACTAGTTGGTTTTGTATTTGACCTTGTTTTTGACCTTGTTTTTGACCTTGTATTTGACCTTGTAATTTTCATAGTTTTAGGCTTTACCGGCTTACAGTTAAAATCTTTATCAAATCCCTTTATATATTCATTACTCAACTTACACTTACTTATATTATATAAGTCTATGTCTTGTGGTAAACCTCCTCGTCTCCTTTTACTAGCTCTGTTCCTCCTTTTACTAGCTCTGTTCCTCATTTTATTACTCCTGTTCCTCATTATAATATTTAAACATTTAAATATTATAACAATTTCATATATTAATTATGAACGCAGTGGTCGTTGATTATTCTCAACCACTAATTTCTTTGGCATTATCATTTGTGTGCGTTCAAAGAAATCCTTTCTTGGTAGAGTTTTAAGCTGCGCTATGGTATTAGGTTTCGGGTCAACCAGATTGGTGGAGTTAATTCCGAACAACGCAGACTCAATCTCTACAGGGTTGCTAGAAAGAGCGTCTCTGGAAATTGCGTTTGGGAAAAACCCAATACTCGGGATAGTTGGCTCGTATGCTGGACCGTGCTGTGAATATTTATAAAAATCATATTTACTCGATAATTTATTAATTTTTTGCTCTAATTGGTAATTACCAGGCATATTTTTATTACGGGTAGATGCCATATATATATGTATGATTATAGATTATTTATAAGAGTATTTTTATTGTGTTCGCTAATATTATCGGTTTTATCTAAATCACATATACATAAATGGATTAGGTCAAATAGTTCATATTGAAATATCCCCTTGAATATAGTTAAATCATCGTCGCCTATATAGAGTTTAATATTGCTTAATTTATCTGACTCGCGCGCCCTCTCTATAATATCACACATGTCTGTAGAATTAGCATATTTCTCAAAAATGGTTTTCATAATAGTATTTATCTTATCATCATCCCATCTATCTAAATTATACACTTGAAGTAGTTGAATTCTGTACATATCGTCTTTTTCATCCTCATCGTGTTGTTTATACGTGCACACGAATTCGGTATTATACATAATTAGTTAGGATAATACTTTTTAAACTAATTATATGACAGACTTATTGAGTCGAATACTCCTTGTCGCGCGCTAGTTCACGCGACGGAACTCCTCCACGAATCCATCCCTTCTCCGCAACACCCTCCACCAAGTTAGCCGGATTATTAACAGTAGACAGTAGCGAGGGAATCATAGGGGTATTATGATATTTAATGTAAGATAGCTCGGAGGACTGTGTGATGCTCTTGCGATTATTCGCTAATTCGCCCTGTTGAATTTGCGACTCCATAACAGGGTTCGCGTTTCCTCTACCCAGGAAAGGAACGGTGGTAAACGGTCGCTGCATTAAACTGATTTTGCATCGCGGTTTCGAGAGCGACGAACGCATCAGCTTAGAGTTTTGGTCGATGTTACATCCTCCAATACCAACCTGATGACTTCCCGTAAAATTCACGTCTAAATGGTTGGTGGCAAAGTCAACCGCAGTCTCATTGGGACATTGCGACTGATAACTGTTTAACATATATGTTGACGCGTGCGAATTCTGAATCGTTTGCTGACTTTGGTCGCACATATCATTTCCTATACGGGTTCCCTGATTGAATTTATAATCATAGACAGAGGCCATTTATATAATGAATATATATTTTTTATATAAAAGTATCTATTTTTAATATTTATTTTTATATTCTAATGTTGTTCTTTATTAGACTTCATCTCTCCGTAGCAAAACTCGGCAAACTTGTCCTGGTCGTTCGGTACTTGTGTATTTGGTGTGGCATACCATGTTCTCATTGATTGGTCAAATGCGAAATTATCCCCTAAATCTTTAAATAATTTCTCGTCTATATTCGGATCTTTAAATTCGCTCGTTATAAAGTCTTTGGTTGCAGTATTTATGTCTTCCGCTACAATCGGGTTAAATGTTGGCGCAGCCGCCTTCCTATTGGGATTATCACCAATATCAGTAAGCAACACATTCATCACTGGATTAATAGGTGTTGGTTTGCTATATTCATCCTTAACAAGTTCATAGTAATTAGCATTTGTAAATGCCTCCGTAGAAGAAATCGATACCTTTTGTTTTTTTTGAATTTTATGAATTAAAATTATTACTGCTAAAGTTATAATTCCAGTAACCACTATTTTTAACTCTTTTGTTACGAAATAACCAAGAACGGTTAATAGTATTATAAGACGCGAGATGGAATTTAGTTTTTCGTTTTTACTCATTTGCCTGATTGGCCAAATTTTAAAAACATTATCAATGTCTAATAGTATTCTTGGTTCGTTTATCCAAAATGGAGTAGTCATTATATATATTTAAAGGTTTTATTTGTTCTGTTTCTTCTTCTTTTTCTTCTTTTTCTTTTTCGGTTCACTATCCATATTTTGCTTTCGCGCCGATTTTTCATATGTCTCGCCTGTACTAAATATAACATTCTCCATATCTTCAAACTTGACACCCTCCGATAATAATAAATCAATCGCCGCCTGATTTGCCGCCTCTACAGATTCAACGTCCGCCTCTGGTATTGGTGTTGTGGTTGGTTTTGATATTTTGCTTCGCATTCGCTCCTTCTGTTTTGCTAGATGAATATTGCGTTTCATTTGTGACTGCATCGCGCTAGTATTCACCTTATTGCCACCCACGTTGTTGAAAAGATTCTGTATATTCTCCATACCCGGCATATCCTTCATGTGCTGCATCATCTCGGCTGCCTCCGCGAGAAGTTCGCTCTCCTTTAAATCCCCCGATTTAATTTTTGTGTCCAATTTACTTCCAACCTTTGTAACTAAATCCATTAATTTTGTGGGATTCTTGAATAGCTTTTGAAATACATCATTCACGGAGGATTCATCCTCCATATCTATATTTATATCAGACGCGGTTTCCTCAGCAATCTCTCGCGCAAGGTTGCCCAATTTTCCATTTAACATCTTGTTCATATGGTCGTGGAGTTTTTCTGGGTCTGGTAGACCATTCTTCTCATCCCCGGTGTTATTTCCAGTATTGTTTCCGCTGCTGTCAAACCCAGTGTCCATATTAAAAATTGTCTCCTGTAATTTGCTTTTAAATTCGTCATTATCAATTGCCTCGAATAATTTCGCAGTGTCTCCAAACGAGGTCGTGTCAGACATATCCGAAACCAACGCAAATAATAATAGCTGTAGATATTTCCAGATGGTCTTTCTCGTCGCATCACTGATGTTTTCGCTCCATAGAAATACGAAATCAATACCTGGGAGTAGATAAATCGGCTCCTCGCCTGAAAATAGTTTTTCGTTCTGATATAGAATGTCGAAAAACTTCTCAGGGTATATTTTCAAACAATGCTCCTTAATTGCGGTTATGTTAGTCTCGTCGGTATCATTGTATTCAACTATCGCAGCCAAATTAGGATGTAATGTTTTCTTCAACTCCGGAAACGTCGTTAAAATATCGTTAGTGAAATCATACACTATTTTCCTGAGATTATCTAATGGATTTTCGGTAGCGGGGTTACCCGAGACATCAGATTTAGCGGTTAGATTATCCATAAACCCTTTCATATCACCCATGGAACCCGCCGTCTCTTGTAGATTTTCCATCATTGATTTTAAATCACACATAGGATTCTCAGATTCGGAATTACCCGAGACATCCGAATCCATATTTAGATTTTCCATTAATCCACTTAACCCTCCCATTGTCTCTGATACTTCTTGTAGATTTTCCATCATTGATTTTAGATCGCCCATTGATAAATCTGGACTATTTATATTTTCCATCATTGATTTAAAATGTTCCTCCGTAAATTCACTAAGTCCTGAATTATCGTTCTCATCGGACATAATATAGTTTGAATCGTAATTTATTTTTAAATCAAACTATAATTAAATAATTGTATTGTTGTATTGTTGTATTGTTGTATT